TCTGGCGGCGGGGGTAGCGGGTTGTCATCATCGTCTGTATAGCCTTCCGCATAATCCGCCACCGCCAGGATTAGTTTTTTGGGATTTCTACCGCTCCGAGATACAACGCGCTTATCTTTTCGGCAATCCACGCCACCAACCAGGGCCGCATGGTATCCACATCCGAGACGCTCAAAACCGGGGATAAAATCCAGCCCGATTGAATAGCGGCCTTGACCATCATCCCGCGATTACTCGACATTGTGAGCGTTTCGTTTTCGTTAAGGATGGTCGTCACCTGTTTGATAGCCGCACTTACCAGCGTAAACACGTTGATAAGCGTCGGTATGTCGGCATTCGTGACGGTCACCTTTTCGAGCGCCGTCATGATGTTCGCCAGGTGCGGTTTTGCATCTTCGCTTTTCAGCGCGCGCGCAGCCCGTTCCCATGCTACAACATTCTCTTGCATGGGTTCGTCGATAAGTTCAAGCTCAAAATCTCGGATGGTGTATTTCATGGCCTATACGGTCGTTGGGGTAACAGCGCCGTTGACGCGCAGAGTGATGGTGATCGCGCCCATCTGGTTATGGGTGAGCGGGTCAGAGACAGCCGTGACAAAAGCCGACGCGCTGCGCTTGGGCTTCCCGCTGGTATTGCCCTGTGGGAAATATTGGGCGGTTGCTTCAGCGCCGGTAATCAGAAATCCGCCGCGAATTGTGCCCGCTACATCATCCCAGCAATTAACGGTGATAGTGCTTGAGCGTTCGGATGGATAAAATTCCTTGTCATCCTGGGTCGCCCCGGTTGCTTCAAGTTCGTCACGGGTAAGCGGCCAGTCAACAGTCACCAAATAACCCGCCGGAACAGTGAACGCGCCAAAGATAAATACTTGATCCTTGCCATCATATTTTGCCATTGTTTTGCTCCTACTGCGGTAAAGTAATCACGCCGAATTTTATTTCAATGTGATTGGCTTCGAGATAGACATAGCCGTCCGATTGCATCCAGCCTTCACGCTCGAATGGCCCAAATACGGCCAATTCGCCCGCGTCCATCGAATAGGATGTAATATCGCCGGTTCGGTTGTTTTTCGCGCTGGCAACACTGGTAATGGTGACGGTATGAGCAGTAGCGCCGGTGTTTTGGGCAATTACCAAATCCTTGCCACTTGCCAGGAATTGTGTTTTATCGGCTACAACGGTCGCGGCCATCGTAATGTCAAGAGAATTCGCGGTAGGCTGCAAGGTCGGGAAATTTCCCGGTGCAGTTGTTTTGACCAAAGTTGAACGTGCCATTTGTGATCCTTTCTAAAGATACTTTTCTGTTTTGATTGGAATGATTTCGCGCCGGTAGGTTTGCCCGGCTTCATCGACAATCATTTTTGCGGTTGACGGGCCATTGCGCGTCATGCGATTCCAGTATGTACCGGTCTGGTTATCGTTGACGAAATCTGTGAATGTCTTTTCGGCTATATTGAGCGCCGTTTTACTGTTGCGTGCCGTCCATGCCTCGTCCAGCTTTTGATACAACACAAAAATGTAAATGTCGAACAAAAACGCATTATCTGATTCGGATGATTGCGCCGCCATGATTGGGCGTTCGCTGCCAGAGACGGCCACCACGATATTTTTTGCTTTAGTGAATGTCACCGTCTCATAATCGAAAACTTCCCAGGTTGCTCCAAACTTTGTAGCCAGCTTGGTCGCAATGTCATTTTGGACAGTTTCGCGGTCAATCACATTACTCGACATACAGGGCCGCCTTCATTCGTTTTTCGGTTTGTGCCAGGACACGCGGGCCAATCTCGTCAACCGTGCGATCGTAAAAACCATGATCGCCCATGCGGGCATTTTCATAGACGCCGTAAACCACTGGTCTATTTTTGCGCTTCGGCCTACCACGCGGGGAGACGGCTTTAGGGTCAATAAATACCATGCCTTCCAACCCGTCTACTTCCATCCGGTGAGATGCTTTGAGCGCCCCGCCACCTTCATACTTGCCTACGTGTGTGATACTCACGGCATACTTATGTAATTGCTGGACGGCGTCCTTGACGGCTGCCCCGGCTTCGCCCTCGGGCTTTAGCGCCTTGATACGTGCTTCATTGCGCTTTTGGTGTTTCTCAATTCCTTCGATGGTGTACTCATACGCCATTGCGCACGTCCTCGACCACCAGGCGCAGCCACACATCATCGTTTGGCAACCAGGGCCATTTTTCCACGCGGTAAATCGGATACTCAACGGACGAGATAATCAGGATGTCACCCTTTTTTATATCCGGGTTGGCTTGTAGATGCGTCTCCCAGGTGATATAAGGCGTGTTTATGTCCTGGCGTAGTTTTGTTTCGGCGTCAACCGGGGCCAATGGCGTGCATTTGTAACCCGTCACGGTATTACCTGCTCCAAGCAAGTTATTGCGCTTGATTGAGCACACCACCGAAGCCATTGCCGCGAAGGTCGGATTAGTCGCCATTCAAAAACCTGATTTCCTGTTCGTCAGGGTAGACGATTTTGAGCGGGGTGATTTCCATCGAAGCCAGCCCAATGCCGTACTCGGTTTCTATCTTCGTGCGCAGTTTATCTATGTCAGCCTGTAGCGCCGTTTTGACCTGTGATAGGTTTTGCGAATATGGCCCGGTTTTGTTATCGACCAACACGTAGTTACCTGATACGTTTTCCATCGTGCGCAATTGGGCCACGTCAAGCAGGGCGTCAAGTTTGGAGGCCGCAACCGTCGCCAGGTCAGTATCGTCAACGCTCACGAGATTTACAACAGTACCGCCTAATTTGCGCACGGCATAACCGAGTGGGTCATTCAGATCGGCATTCGCGCCGGAGTGATTCGTACCATCTAGCCCGGCGGCGGTAAGTAAAGCACCGAGCCGTTTTAGCAGGATTGTTTCATATTGCGCGCGTGTGGTAACTGTCATATTATTTTAGGGGCGGATTATTAGCCCGCCCCTACTTGATTAGCTGGCAGTCACGGCAGAGAAGCCATTGATACGGTAGTTACCCACCCAGCGGATCGCGCCATTATTGGCAAGTTGCCCGCCATCGGTAGAGCCGCAGCGATTGCCAGAATAGAAGATGCGCCCGGTCGTGGCGTTATCGTCAACGGCAACGGCCATCGTGTGATTTCCACCCGTAAAGCGGTTGTTATTGACGCTCGTTCCGTCGCCTGTCACGGTTGCGGCGCTGATGTAAATCCCGTCCGTTTCAGCCTCGATCATGTTATCTTCAATGCGGTTGAAGTTGAAAATGACAACGGCAGAATCCACGAGGATACCATGAGTGAACCACGAATCGTTCCCGCCCATCCACATGCAATCATGGATGTAGTTACCACCACTATTGGCAGTAAAGCGGATACCGCCCAAGGTGACAAGGGTTGCCAGGGTGGGGTCACTGGCCTTGAACGCGCAAAACGCGATCTCGGAGCGGAATAGACTTACAAAATCGGCGCAATATTTTGCCCCGCTGGTTTCGAGCTGCAAACCATACAGGCCCAGGCCGCGCGCGGTTCCCGCAATGGCAGGGGTTGGGGCCGAGGCGTGCTTACCGCTGATAACCGGGATACCAGCGCCGTCACCATAGGGGACAGCACCGACGCCGATAATGTCGCAGTAGCTTGGCAGGGATGTCAGGGCGGTGTAAGCGGTCGCCGTGCCCTGGACATAGATAGCGCAGCGCACATTGGCAGTTGCGGTGATGCTATGGAAAGCATCCACAGCGGTGATCGCCGTGGCGATTTGTGCAAACGCGGTTGCCCAGGTCAGGCCATCATTTGACGCGCTGCCAGAAACATTGTTAACATAGTAAACTTTGCCCGGATAATCGGCGGGGTACGGGCTGGTATTGCCAGCCATCGGCCCGGAGAACGCGGTCGCGGTAACAGGGCCGCGCACAGTCATGCCCTTTAGAACGGCCAATTTGTCGATTGAGACATCCCGCAAACGAATAGACATTTTTATGCTTCTTTCTTTTTGCTTGTAACGGCTTTTTGGGCCGCAAGTTCTAGCAGTTGCGTCATGGCTTCGATCTCGAAAATCTGACGTACTACCGGGTCTTTTTCGGTAACAGTCAGCGCATTAACCGCTTCGACAGGTAGGCCCATTTTTTGAGCCAGCGCCGCGGCGGCGGCTTTCATATTTTCGCGGGCTTCGGCCAAACGCTTTGCAGATGCAAGTAAATTCATAGCAACCTTTCGCCCCGCCTTTTTACGGGCGGGGCTTAGTGGTTATAGACTAGACAGGCAGCGGGGCGGTGTAACCGGTCGGGATGGCATACGCGCCGTTGCCGATGCGATAGACCAGGGCCGCAACGCGATCAGACACACCGAAGCCAGCGTAGCGCAGGAAACGGGTTTCCTTGTGGTTGCCGTCTTTATCGGCAAACTCAGGGAAGAAACCTTTCAGGGCGGGCGACGGGTATTCACGCATCTTCAGGAATGGCTTGCCTTCCACCTTGGCGACGATATAGCCCGCAGGCAGGCCAGACCATTCAATGATCCAGCATTTGGTGCTGCGAATCTTGCCCACAACGCGATCACCGGGCCCGACGGCGGGGACATTTGTCACGCGGTCGGTGGCGACGCCCGCCATAATATCGGGGTCGTCAACATCGACGAACGATGTCAGAGCCATCGTGGTGGCCAGCAAGTCAGACGGCACGTAGCACAAAATGCGGCGGTTGCCGTTGGAGGGGTGTTCGCTCAATTCGGCATCGATCACCGGGTACGGATTGGTCGCGTCCGCAATCGCGGCAGCCTGAGCGAGATAGTGCTCATCGACGGCGGGGGCGGTGTTGCCCTTGCGGGAATATACAACCGTGTCACTATTGGCAAGCGGCTGGACGGTAATCGAGCCGAGGCCTTTTGAGCCATTCGAGCCAACTTTGTCCACATAGGCGCGGGTCGTGTTGGTGAACACGGCGGCCAGCATGTTGCGGATTACCCAATCAGAATCCCGCTGAGTGGCGTCGTCAGTAGCTTTGTTGGCTTCCTCGACGGTCATCAATTCGCGGGAAATGCGGGTGTCGCCCCAGGCAGTACCAGCGCCGTAAATCGGATAGGCAACGTCATAAGAGCCGGAAGGCTGGACGGGCAACGGGTTGCCGTGTTCGTCAAGCGGCTGCAGGGTTCCATCACCGGGCAGGTCAATCTGCTCTTTGGCGATTTCGGTCGCTTCGGCCCAATCAGCAACGATGCCCTGGGCAACGCGGCTATATTCGGCGGCGCTTTCGGCGACGGCGGTCATAATGCGACCTACGCCAACTTCACTCACGCGCGAATTGAAAAGAGATTGCAGGTCATAAAACCCAAAAGTTGTAGTCATGTCATCACCTCATTAGAGTTTCAGGGCCAGCAATTTGCGGGCGGTCGTGCTTGCCCAGCCAGGAAAAACGAACCCGGCGACGGTCGAGACAGTCCCGGCGGTATCGGCAAACGTACCATCCGTATCCGAGACATAGACCTTGTCACCGAAAGAAAGAGCTGACAGGGCGGAACCCACATCCACAACGCAGGGGGCTTTCAGCCCGGTCACTTTTTCTCCAGCAATGGCGCTGTTGAGGGCGAAATAACCTTCGCCGACTTCGCCTGCGTTGGTGGCATTACCAAGCGCAAACTTGCCAGTAGTGCCATCGTAGCGGATATACTGACCGGCGGCGATGGTTTCAATCGCCGGGGCAGTGTGTTGGTGCTCGCCGGAGCCAGCCTGTACCAGCTTGACATCGGCGGCAGTAATGGACAGATTAGCAGCCATTATTTAACTCCTATGGTTTGTTTTGACGAACGCTTTTAGCGTATTCAGCGCGGCGGCGTTCAATTTCGGATTGTGATGCGTTCGTCTGGTTTTCTGGCGGGGTTGGAGGTACTCCGTTTTTCACACCGAGCGCCGCGCCGAATTTTGTCAGGTATTCGATTTGCTCTACCGGGTCTTTCCCTTTGAGCAATTCCTTGACGTGTTCGGGCAGTTTCTCGGTCATCCCGCTCAGATGCCTTTCTAGCGCATCCTTGTACCGCTGCGCCTGTGTCTGGTATGGCTCCAATTCTGCAAGGCGTTTTGCAGCGTTGTCAATCTCCGCCTGTCGGCTTTCAGCCAACTTTTGCCACTCACCATTCTTAGCTGCGGTTTCTTCTTCGGCTTTCTTGGCGGCTTTCTCGCTTTCGCGCTTGGCGGATTCTTTCGCCCGCGTCAAACGCTCCTCGATAATCGCGTCAAGTTCGGCCTGGGTAAACGTTTTTCCTTGTGGCTTGTCCTGTTCGGGCGTTGTCGCCTGTACTGGATTCGCCGTGGTTGGTTCCGTTGTCCCCTGTGTTACGGTTGTGTCTGACATTGTGTCTCCCGAATTGAGCCGTGTTCGTCACGTAGGAATAAAAAAGGCCGACAAACTCTTTCGAGTCGTCGGCCTGGTTTCCGGGGTAATAATGTCCCCTGTGTGTCGGTCGCTTGCCCGTTTTGCGGGCTAAATACATTATAGCACTTATTGAAAACGAATGTCAATATCAGGTATTAGTTTGCGGAGAATGTGCATTCTCGCGCGGTTTTCAGTCTGATATTGAACTTTTTTAGAAACGGAAAGACTTCTTCGTAAAATGCAGATGGATCATCGGCGCAAAGGATGGCCCGATTGATTGTGAGTGTAAGCATAGTATGATAGATGTTTTCCGTCAGTATATCAACCGCGCTGTTATACACAGGGGGCCTTGCGGAAATGTTTATCTGGAGGAGTTGACTCATAAATCACCTAACCTTGCCATACACGCTGTATCATAGTAAGCCTGAAAATATATAGAGCAAAGAGCTACTTTATAATCTTCTGCGTCGGTGACTGGAATTCCAAAAATATAACCAATAGGCCGGGCCATTTGAGCGCCGCAATTCTTGCAAAAGTCAGTACCGTTTTTTGTTATCCTGACTGTGCCACAATGACACCACTCGCATACATCCCCGGCTAATGGAAGTCCATTAGCCCAGCGAGCTTTCTTTTTATCAAGATATTTTTGCTCCACAGTAACTATTATTTCATGCATATCATCTCTTTTATCGTTACGACCGAGCATATAATTAGAAATCTTTTTTATAACCATGGCTTCATTCATGATTTTTCCTCGTCCCCCTGATTATACTCCCGAACCTGCCCGCCTTCGAGCTTCGTTTCCGTTTGTACAGACCACGCGGCTGGCTGTCCGTCCGGGCCAACTATTACAAGGATTGTTACGGCCCGGCCCTGGAGTTGTTTCAGGCGGGCGGCTAGTTTCTCGATTTGGGTCATCATTCCTCCGTAAATGTCCCGTCAGCATTTGAGCGGCGATACTCGAATTCGCAATTACAATTTGACCTGCATTCTTCCGCTCCAATCGGGTCAAGCGTTCCTAGCGGTTGCCAGCCCTGCGCGGCCTGTTCGATGCATCCAGGGCAATTATCGCCCGGAGACAATACCCGCCGTTCTTCATCGAATCCGCGAAACGACTGAAAACGGCGCGTCATTTCTTCCTGTGTTCCGCGCGCTGCCTGTTCGTAAAGCCCGGCCCTGACTTTCAGGGTGCCATTCAGCGGCTGTTTACCGCTTTCGATGTCAGCCACAAATCCGCGCAAATAGCCGTACTGCTTTTTGACGAGCGAACCTTCAAAGCCCCAATCCGCCTGTGTCATATTGCCCCAACCACCCGCAGATTGAGCGGCGGCGGCGGCGTGCAAGTCAGAGATGGTATCCATCATGCCGACTTGCCAGTCTGCCAGGCTGATTGTCCCATTCTGCAAAGAGAGTGCAAGGTCAAGAATCGTGGGCATTATTTACCGACCTCTCTTAGGAACTGGTCAAATATCTTGCGGATTTCAGAGCGTTTGAAGTAGCGCCCGCTTACCAAACTTTTGTACTGACGTTTCGCGGTATCCCAGACAAACAGGCTTTTTTTACGGTCAGGCGCTTCGATTGGCTGCGCATCCAGCAGGGTTTCCCAGCCACGCGGGGCGTATTGTTTCCAGAGAGCATTTGAGCGGGCCTGACGAATGGTGACCTTTTCAGGTGGCGTCTCTGCCATCGCGTCCATTTCCGCCACGGACAAATCAAGGCCCTTGCCCAGCGGTACGCGCTTGGTCGGCATTATTGCCCCACCGTTGGGATAGTCTCATTCAGGCGGCGCACGTTCCCGGCGGCCTGGGCTGCGAAGTAATCATCAATCCGCTTTTGTGACCAACCGCGTGATAGGGCGTAGGCGTCGAATGTGATTTCTCCACCGGTCTGCAAGCTGGCAAACGTAGACCAAAATTCCATGTCCTGCTCGGCTTTTTCCTGCGGGGAGAGCGCGATAACATCCCGTTGCTCGAATGTATGCGTAAAGTCGCCATTCTCATACGCGCCAAGCCCGCTGAATATCCCGGCGGCCTGCCCAATCGTGAGCGCCATTTCATCAAGGCGGATTAGGGCGCTTTCCATATTACCGCGCAATTCGACAACTTTATCGACGGCATCGCCCAGCAAGAGCCGCACGGCTTTCCCTGACAAGTCACCGCCCTTTTCGCTGAGTTGGAAGTATTTTACTTCTGGTAAATCCTGTTTGATTTCGTCCATTTGCGCCGCGATTTCAGCAATGTAGGATTGATAATCAATCGATGGCACAATTGACTCAAGCGATGCGTTACCGGGCAACGGCCAAATGTCCGTGTCCGCGATACTGATTTCCCCGGTTGAAGCTGCGCCCGCGATTGTGGGAGGGGGCAACGGGCGGCCCTGGGCATCCTGACCATTGGCAGAGAGTGCCATAGTCGGCTTATTGTAGCGGAATAGGATTTGATGCAAACGGGTTGCCATGCGATTGGCTTCATCGATTTTATCCAGCGCATGAACAAAACAGCCGACGCCGCGTTTCTCGCCGATGTCCTGGAATTTCGCATGAACGAAGGGGACGAAGTCAATCCCGTAGGCTGAGATTTCCACCGTTTCAGCGGGGATGGTTGTAGAAGTGGTTTGCCCTACCGTAAGCATATAGCGTTGGTAGGTTCCCTTTTCCTTGTCCCAAATCTCTACATGAGTATAGGACGTCTCTTTGCCGTTTATCATGCCCGTCTTTGGAATTTCAACGCGGATATAGGTAATGAATCCGCGCTCATCTTCGTCGAAGTCAATCACGTATTCCGGGCGGATATTTTGAAAGTACACCCGGTCTGGATTCTCCCCACCGTTTGTGGCGACCTTTACAAACCAATCGCCATACTCACCAACCCAGCGGGCGGCCAGTTGTTTCTTTTGGCTCCAGTTCGACCACGCCCAAACCTGCCAGATTGCCGGGATGATTTTCTCGTTCGCCGCTTTGATTGGCAAGGCTTCCGGCAACGTTCCCGGCCAGAGCTTTGCAACGTAAAATTCCACTGCCCTGTGCGCCGGGTTGCGTAGGCCTTTCATGGCGGGCGTCCAAATAGCATTGGAGTACATTGCCTGTTGGATGGCATCATACACGCCATTATTGAGATAATAGCTGTGTAGCATTTGATACCATTGCGCCGGGGTTGCATTGGCATTATTCAGCGGGCCGTACAGCATGACGCGCTGCCAATATTGATAGACGTTACTGCCGATATTTGCGTCTGTGATTCTGCTCATAATTTATCCATTCCCGCCGCGTAGCCTGTGGCCCTCGGCTAAAAGATTTTCAACCCAAAGAATAAGCTGTGAAAAACTATCGACCTGATCCTTGAACACGCTTCCCGGAAAGGTAAACAATTCATCTTCAAAGTCCACCAGCCAGGGACAGGCGTCACTTGGTGCCGGTAGTAGCACGCTGCCATTTTTGCACCAGACCGCCGCCTGCCCGCCGCGTGTCGGTTTGTCGCCGGATGGCTGAAAGGCAATCAACAGCCTTTTTAGATTGGCGTCCGCAGTCTTCATCAGCGTTTGGTATGCGCTGGTTCCGCTTGACTTATCTTCCACGATGATACCGCGCAGCTTTTCGTCGCGGTTGTGTATCCGATAGAACTCTTCAATTTTATCGGGCAGGTCTGGGAACTCCAGCCTATCCCGCCAAACCGAACGAATGTTCATTCTGTAATCTGGCATCAATTCGCCGACTACGTGCGCGGTGTATGCGTTGTGCTCTTCGGCTTTCATCGCCGTATCCCAAGAGATGTAGCGGGCAACGCATTGGTTTATCAGGGCAGGATTGCCAGCGTCAAAGCGCGTTTTGAACCATTCTCTTTTGAACGTGCTGCCACCCGGTGCGGTTGGGTTGCCCTGATAGGTGGCTTCGAAGATGTTCTCCGGCGTGGTGGCTTGCAGTTCGAGCAATTCGGTCAGTGGCTTATGATTCGGCCAAAGAGCCGGGCCGCCGGAATGCACCAAATATCTGTACTGCCGTGTCATAATTGCGCGCCTGCGACCGGTTCACCCAGCCGCTCACCTTGCCACGAGTCCGGGTAATAAATGTCTGCATAAACCTTGTCACTATCCGATAGCGCCTGAATGTGACAGACAATCCACCCGCCGGTTTTGCGCATCCTGACATAAGAGTCGTCATGGTGCCAGGATGTACCGATGGCAATTGCGCGGCCTGTGCGGGCCTTGCGCCGCGTCAAAAGTGTATTGTGTATCCATGCATCCGTTTTATTGCGCTGCGCCTGGGTGTAGGTGTTCTCATAGTCCAGCAGGTCATCACCTAGCACAACATCGGCCCGCGACCCGCCGATACTGCTACTGTCAGGGCCAGCCGCGAAAACGCTCGGATGGATGCGTCCCAATCGCGGTACACCTTTGGGCGCTACGCTCCATTCCTCGGGCGACCACTTCAGACCGCTCGCCGCTGTCACCTGCTCGATCCCTGGGAATGTTTTACGCCATTCCGGGGATGATACCATTGCCCTGAGTGATAGGCTGCGCTTGGTTGCGGTGCTGCCAGATGACGAGCCGATGATGATGTTATTCTCCGGCCAAAAGCCGATTGAGCAACCAAGAAACGCCGATATAGACCAAGTGGTCTTTGCGCTTTCAGGCGGCGCGATAATGAGTAATTTTTTAATGTCCTGATTGCAAAGCAGTTTGAGCCAAAGCCAGTGGTGGGCGGCGGGTGTCACCGGGATGTTGTCATCCGTGCTAAGGTGCAACGCCGCGTAAGCCGCCACAACCTCGGGCGTCATGACATTACTGGCCTTCGCCGCTTGTATCGTCTTGCGCAGCAGCTCCCGCGCTTTGTGGTACGACTGTTCGGCCTGCGTTCGCCAGGAGGATGTTTGCAAATTCTGCGAGCGAATCGCGTAATTCATTGTCTGTTTTCTCCACGGGCGGGATAAGCGGGGAACCGTTCGCGCCTGTTAATGGCTGAGATGCTTTCCCGGTTTCCCATTCTATGATTTCCGTAGCAACATTTTGGCGTATCTTTTCATCATCGCTATCAAGCCCGGCGGCCTTTACCGCCATGGCTTTCGCAAGATTCCGCCGCCTAATTTCTAGGGCGGTTATCATCCCGTCAACGCGCATTAGATCGACGGCATCATCAACTTGCATTTTATTATCCCAAGATTTTACCGTAGCTGGAGAAATACCTATTTCTTCGGCAGCTGCCTTGTCGGTTTTGTTCTCCAGACGAGCAATTACAAAGCGAATTTGCGTCATGCTAAGGCCGCGCAAAGTTGCTTTTAGTTTCTCAATATCTTGGTTTGGTTGGTTTTCGTTTGTCATCAGTAGGTTTTTGGTTTATCGCTACAATTGCGCACTCTAAAATAATACCGGGTTGCTGTGTTTCGATTAGCTTTGCGTCCGTCGAGTACGGCGTATCACCGAGCAAGTCAAGGTAAACCCGGCGCGTACCGTCGACAAGCGTTGTAAACTTGGCGGTACAGGCGCGAAAGGTAATAACTTTGTCCGCATCGTATTGCGCTTTTTCTTCGCTCATTTCTTTATTTCATCCAAGGCGGGCGCGATCCGCCATTGTAGCGGAGAATACGCTCTATAGAATACAGTATTATGTCATGGCGCGCAGCGTTTTTATTTGCGCCCATTAGCCGTAATTCAATGAGCGTCAGTTTTCTTGCTTCTATATATGCGTCGCCAAGCAATATATTTTTCATATCGTCACCGTCACGTCACCGAGCACCGTGAATGCGCCTTCAGTCAGTGTATATGCTTCGGTAGACACAGATTTTTGCACGTCATAATAAGCACCGGTCAGGATTGGCAACAGCGCCGTAGCCGATGATTTCATCGTCACTGAAATGTTTCCCAGCGCCGCATCCGTCACGGTAATGTCTGCACTGGCTTTGCTCGCCCCGGTCACGGCTTGCCCGTTCAAAACATCCAACCCGGCGGTTTCTTCAATTTGCACAAGCGCAGCTGAGTCTGGTAGGGTCTTGTCAGTTTTCGCCGTAAGGCGTAATTTTGTACGGTCGGTAATGCTGCCCAGCCCGGTAATCAGGATGGCGATATTGTCACCCCGCTGGATTGACACAGACGAACCAGACACGGCCCCGGTCACGGTTGCCGTTGTAGTTGTCAGCGTGCGGCTATCATTCGCCCAGATGTCATCGATGAAACGTGCCATGTCCAGTATTCCAGTTGGCAACATTGTATAGACGGATGTCGCATCTGGGATAACCCACCAATCGCGGCAGACAGTAGCAATTTTTGAAGTACCATCGTAGTCAATCACTCGGCACGCCTGATCTTGCCCGGTTCCTGCACGAATAAAAACCACCTGCCCGATATAAACATCGTCACTGTCACTCGCCAGCGGATTGAGCGTGATTGTGTTCTCCGTTCCGCCCTGCGCCCGGCCTTCATTGACGTGTTCCCGGCCAGGGTGAGCGGTGATGACTGCAATTGCTCCGGCGGTTGGTACTGTTTTCCAGTCGCGATCTACGTAGGCTGTCTTTGTAGAGCCGACATAGTCCAGGATAAGCCGCGTCTGACCTACGCCAGTGCCATCGATGATTGTAATGGCTGCCGGATCGTACGCTCCATCGGTAGTAGCCGCGTCGCCGTTAAATGTAATCGTGCTGCTAGTTGCGGATACTACCGTCACTTCTAAAATGACGGACGCGCCCAATTGACGCAAGCGCCGCCCTGCGCTGGTCGCTATGTTATGAGTAGAGCCGGTCAAGACTTCATCCCACACGGAATCGGCTACTGTGTCTTGACTGACACCCTTGATATTGACCGTGCTGCCC